TTCCAAAGGATAAAATTGGAGCTTTCGTAGGTCATATGCCAACAAGCATAACACATCCAGACGAAGATAGATTTTTAACAGTAAGAGAATCTATGTCTTTGATGAAATTGCCAAATGACTATAAATTAGTGAATCCTAAAAGATCACTAAATCATATATGTCAAAATGTACCTGTAACCACAGCCGAACATCCAGCAGCTATGGTTAAAAAGTATCTTGAGGGAAAACTTGATTCAATAGATACTGATTATATGGTACAAGATAATAAGAAAAAAACCTATGAATTTGTAAAAAACAGTTTACAATTGACTGAATTTATGATATAATATACAATATATTAACCATTAAAAAAGAGGAATTATGCCTAGTATTAATTTAAAAGCACAGCCCGCTAAATACCGTAAAGGTAAGAAAAACCAGCGGCCACCACAAGACATGCCATTCGATGTTGCTTTGAGAAAGTTCAAAAAAGCAGTTGAAGCGGCAGGTATTCTACAAGATGTACGTAGAAAAGAATATTATGAAAAACCTACTGCCAAGCGCAAACGTAAAAAAGCCGAAGCTATCGCGCGTCATAAAAGGCAGGTTGATTCTATTCAACAAACACAATTCGGCAGGAGAAAAGTACGATGAGTATAATGGATAAACTAAAAAAGAACTCAAAGATTAAAACTTCGGATACACTATCTGAAAGTATTTTCTTTGGTGATAAGACCATGGTCAAGACAGAAGTTCCAATGATCAATGTTGCTCTCTCAGGAGATCCAGACGGTGGATTAACTTCTGGTTTGACAGTATTGGCTGGTCCATCTAAACACTTTAAAACATCATTTGCATTATTGATGGCTGCGTCTTATATGAAAGAACATAGTGATGCAGTAATGCTATTTTATGATTCAGAGTTTGGTTCACCACAATCATATTTTGAAGCATTCGGTATTGACACTAGTCGAGTACTTCATACGCCAATTACTGATGTTGAACAACTTAAATTTGATCTAGTTGGTCAATTGGATAATATTGAGCGTAAAGATAAAGTAATTATTGTTATTGATTCAATTGGTAACCTTGCTTCTAAGAAAGAACTTGAAGATGCTTTAAATGAAAAATCAGTTGCTGATATGTCAAGAGCAAAAGCACTTAAAGGTCTATTCCGTATGGTAACACCTTACTTGACTATGAAAGATGTGCCTCTATTGGCTATTAATCATACGTATCAAGAAATGGGTCTATTCCCTAAAGCTGTAGTTTCCGGTGGTACTGGTATTTACTATTCAGCTGATAATATCTGGATTCTAGGTCGTAGACAAAACAAGCAAGGTATGGAAGTTACAGGATATGACTTTATTATTAATGTAGAAAAATCCAGAATGGTAAAAGAGAAATCTAAGATTCCAGTATCGGTCTCATGGGACGGCGGTGTAGAACGCAATAGTGGTTTACTTGATATTGCTTTAGCTGGTGGATTTGTAGTTAAACCAAGTAATGGTTGGTACTGCATGGTTGATCAAGATACCGGTGAAATGGTTGAACCTAAAGTAAGAGAAAAGCAAACTAGAACTGATGAGTTCTGGGAACCAATTCTCAATACTGATAAGTTTAAAAACTTCTTAATTAATCAATACCAAATAGGCCATAAATCTTTAATTGATTTTGACCCAGAAAGTCCTTTACAAAACAATGAAAATGTGGTATAATAATGGATAATGAATATAAAATTGTCGAACATCCAGATTCGGATTTTTATGCGATTCAATTGGTAGATCCATCGCCATGGGCTGGCGTTAGATATATTTATGGAACTGTTTCTATAAAAGAATCGCCAGAAATCGATATGGCAACATTATCGTTTTCGTATAATATTAATGATCCTGGTGACTTTGACCATGATGATTTGAAAGAAGATGAAGGTTTTAATAACTACATCGGAGAAATTTTAGGATTTATTATTGAGGAAGGAACAATTGCACAACGAGATACCGACACACGTACTGAGCCATCTACTTAATAACGAAGAATACTGTAGACGCGTAATACCATATCTTCAAAAAGAATATTTTGAAGGTTCGCATAAAGTAGTATTCGACCTTATTGTAAGTTTTGTAGCTACACATAATAAACTACCAACTGGTAGAGTATTGGATATTGAGTTACAAAAAGTAGCTGCACCAGAAGACGTATTAAATCAATCTTCAATTTTGATTAATGAAATCAATACAAAGACTGATTTGGATACTGATTACCTTATTAGAGAAACAGAAAAGTGGTGTAAAGATAGAGCCGTATATCTTGCGATTATGGACTCTATCGGTATTATTGACGGCAAAGATAAAGAAAGAACCGAAGGTGCTATTCCAGAAATATTATCAAATGCTTTAGGAGTGTCATTTGATCAGGCTATTGGGCATGATTATATTGATGATTCTGACAGTCGTTTTGATTTTTATAATAAAACTGAAGAGCGCATTCCATGGGATCTTGATTATTTTAACAAAATTACCAAAGGTGGTATTCCAAATAAAACACTTAATGTTTGTTTGGCTGGTACTGGCGTAGGTAAATCTTTGTTTATGTGTCATAATGCTGCTTCTGTTTTACAACAAGGTAAAAATGTTTTATACATTACTATGGAAATGGCTGAAGAAAGAATTGCTGAACGTATTGATGCTAATCTTATGGACTTACCAATTCAACAACTTGAGTCGCTACCTAAAAATGTATTTTCAGAAAAAATTCAAAGGATAGCAACAGGTACCATTGGGAAACTTCTCATTAAAGAATATCCAACCGGTGCTGCTCATTCTGGTCATTTTAGAGCATTACTTAATGAGCTAAAAATGAAAAAGAAATTTGCTCCTGATATTATATACATTGATTATCTCAACATATGCTCATCGTCTCGTATGAAGGCTATGGGTGGTAGTATAAATAGTTACACGTATATTAAAGCGATTGCAGAAGAATTAAGAGGTTTGGCTATTGAGTTTAATGTTCCAATTATGACAGCAACTCAAACAACAAGGTCAGGCTTTAGTAATACTGATGTTGGTCTTGAAGATACTTCTGAATCATTCGGCCTACCGGCCACAGCTGATTTAATGTTTGCTCTTATAGCGACAGAAGAATTAGACGAGTTAAACCAAGTAATGGTTAAACAATTGAAAAATCGTTATAACGATCCTACTAAATATAAACGTTTTGTAATTGGTATTGATCGTGCTAGAATGAAATTATATGATGTAGAAGAATCTGCTCAGTCAGATATAATGTCTGATATGAAGATTCCCGATAAACCAATAGCAACGTGGGGTGACAATGAAAATAAAGACACGTTTGCTGAATTTAAAGTATAGGAGAAATACTATGTTAGATTGGATTAAAGCTAGAGTAAAAGAAAGAACATCTCTAGATGGCGTATCACTTATTGTAATTTGTGGTTCTGTTATTTTGTTTGGCGGTATCGCTAAACTTCTTGCCTGGGCTGGCTTAGCTTGGGGTATATATACATTAGTACAAAAAGAGGACTAATTAATGTTTAACGTTCGCGTTATCTCCCATAGCAAACCTGCTATTGGAATTGAACTGAAAGATGATTTGTTACAAATGGTCGCATTTTGCGCAAGAGTATCAAATCCGAGTAACCAAAATAATGAAGCTAGCGCGGAAAAATTAGTGCAATATCTAATTAAACATCAACATTGGTCACCTTTAGAGATGGTTAATGTATGTATGGAAATTGACACTACAAGGGATATCGCTAGACAAATTCTTAGACACAGATCTTTTTCATTCCAAGAATTTAGTCAGCGATATGCCGACCCTACAAAGGATTTAACCTTTGTGACCAGGGAAGCTAGACTCCAAGACGAAAAGAATAGACAAAACTCCGTTGATATTCCAATGGAAGATTCGATTCACCATATTTGGGAGTCATATCAAGAAGTGATTATTGAGCGATGTAAACACGCTTATGAATGGGCTATTAATGCTGGTATAGCTAAAGAACAGGCGAGAGCAATTCTTCCTGAGGGACTTACAATGTCTCGTATGTATGTCAATGGTACCTTAAGATCTTGGATTCATTATATGCAATTAAGAGCTGGTAATGGAACTCAAAAGGAACACCAAGAAATTGCAAGGGCATGCGCTGAAGCTATATACCAAATATTCCCTCTCGATGATGTCATATAACTAAATGATATAAAAAAAGTGAATTATTTTCACTAAAACAGTTTACAACCTCCTTTCTTTATGATATAATATACCTATATTAAATGATAAAGAAAGGAACTACATTATGACACAACTAATTGAAAAAACCCAAGAACTACTGGATCTCATGCAGCATCAACTACACACTAGGTTCGAACATACCATCGATACCACTCAATATATAATGGAACCAGGTAGGAATTTCATTAAGCTAATTAGAGATGAGAATGGCCGTCAAAGCGTTGTAGGTTTTGTAGTTAAAAAATCCCCCAAAGCATTAGATAATAAAACTAATGAAAAGTTTAAAATTGGTGATATGTTAATGGCAGCAAGTTGGAAAGCTCCAGCTACAAACTTTGCTAGAGGTAACGTATTTGAAGAATTACCAATGAGACAACTTTGTTTTGGACTTTAAGGAGTACATTATGAATTTAGAAGAAGTAATAAAAAGCTTAGTTGAAGAAACGTTAACCGAAGATCAAGTGAGATCAATTGTTGGAGCGCCATCTGTAGAAGAATCAGAACTTTGCGCTTGTGGAAAAAAACTAGATAATTGTGAAGAGTCATATGAACACATGACTCATGGAGTATAATATGAGAACCGATAGTTATGTAATGACAGCCCATACCGAATGTGCGGGCGATATGCTTGAAATTGAAACAATTAGAAAATCTATTAGAGCTATTAACAAAATGGCTAAACAAGAAGATCAAATGAATCTATATAGGTATAATACTGGTTGGTCTGATGAGTTACCAAAAAAGTCACCACAATATAGAGTAAGCCTAATGCCCAGAGGTCCACGTAGAGCTGCTGCTATTGCTGATGGTAGACATAAAACTGCTTATGATTCATGCCTTCCAATTAGGCATGCTAAAACAATTGATGTTTATGTTCATAGGAAGTCATCATGGTATTATTAAGAGCATTTAAAGAGATTACTAAGTGGGATGATAATACACCAAACCACACGTATATCTTAAATGCGCAAGGTCATTGTGTTGGATATAGAAAAACTAGTACAAAGGAATATATTCAATTCAAAAGTCCAATGAAGCAATTTTCAAAAACACGTAGAAAGTTTGTAGAACTAAAACCAGTCGAAAAATATATGAGGTAATAATAATGAAGTATGGAATGGAAGATCTAGCAGGCGTAATTGTATTAATGGGTTTATCACTTATACTTGGAGTAGTAATTGCTGCTACTTCTGTTCAAAGCTCTTGGAGATTAGATGCTGCTGAAACAGAATGTGCTCAATTTAATCCACTACATGGTCAATTCGAATGGATCGAGGAAGAATAATGGAAAAATTAGAAGCTTTTAGAGTTATTGCAGTTAGCAAATCATATGAAGTGGTTGCTAATTATGTATTTGCTCATCAAGAAGAAGCTGATATGTTTTATGGAGATATGACAAGCAAAGGCTATGATTGCGTATGCTTTAAGGTTGATGTTTAATGGAGTACATAATTTTTTGCGTCTGTCTAGTTGGCGCTGGATATACATCTTATCGTGTCGGCGTTCAAGAAGGAAGTGAAAGAATGCTTGAAATGCTGGAATATATTGGCATAGTTACAATTGACGATGATGATAACGTATATCCAAATAAGTCATATATACCCACATATAGAGTAAAAAAATAGTATAAATAGTATTATACATTTATTCGCAGGAGTGTTATAATACCATTATGAAAAGTTTTTTAATACATCAAGAAATAAAGGAAGCTGTTAAGCTAGCTCCTGGTCAACTTAAAAAGCCAAATGCCAACACAGGCGAAGCGAGAACAGATATTCTTGCTAGGCTTATCAGAGATGGAGTACCACTAGAATTAGCAAAAGGTGGTACTTTTAAAGTAACTGAAGTCGAAGATGCTTTAAAGCAAATTGAAATATTTAAAAAACTTGGTAAAGCATTTAATCTTCATGGCGATGGTAAAACTATTAGCTCCTCTGACTTAGGCAAAAGTAAAGTTTTTGGTGGAGGAAGCGGCGCTGGAGGTGGTACCGAAAATACCAAAATTACTGAATCTCATCAATGTGTTATATGCCAAGCAATGTTAGATAATGGCATTCAAGAAGAAGAATACTTTGAGTCAGAAGAAATACTCAAACCTGCATTTAAAAAAGTATTTGTTGATGCTTCATTTGATGAAATTATGAGTGTTGAAGGCACATGGTTTCATTCATCTTATGAATCAGCAAAAGCACTGATCAAACAAGGTTATATCAATAAGTCACAAACATTCCATAGAAATAGTAAATTGATGAATACTGTATATGCTTTAAAAAATGTAGCATATAAAAATTCAAAACAAAAGCCAGTAAAAGATGATAAATGGAACCCTGGAGATTTCTGGGCAGTTGAAAAATCATTTAACATTAAAGCTTTGGACACAAGTTCAATTCAAGCATATAATAAAGCATTACTTCAAGCATTTGCTGATAGACAACTAGTTGGTATATCACTTAAGCTTGTTAAGAAAAAGCCTAAAATTGCAGTTCTTAATGCTAAATTACCACCTGATACTGATGATCATAAGATTCTTAAAATACTACTTCAAGGTGAAAAGCGTGGTACTTTTTGGAGTAACAAAGGAGCAACTATCTTATTTGACGATGGTAAATTCGATTTAAGAGCTGGTAGTCTTGGTGGTGCGATTAAAGGAGAAATTGCTCTTAAAACAGCAAGAGGTGGCGGTGCTGGATATGGTATTATGCAAGACGCTCTTCAATCAACTTTAAGAAAGAAAATACCAGACAATGGCAAAATCAATCAAATGGCTAAAAAAATACTTAAAGGCGACAAAAAGTCTATTTCTGTATTTCATAAAATGTATAGCCATTTTTATAAGAACGATTCATATGAGAACTTTGAAAAAGAATTATCAGCAAAGGATGTATATTGGATCGGATCAAAACTAGCTTGTTTATATGTCGTTTATGTTGTTGATATTCACATGGGAACACGAGCTAATAGATGGATAACTAAAATTATTAATTATGCTGGGTCTAAATCAGAAGACTCAAGTGTTTATGTAAAGGTATACGAATAATGAAAGGATTTAAAAATCAACTAGCTGAAGCCGCAGGAAAGAACACTCATATGATTCATATTGAGGATCTTATTCTTGATGGCGGAGTTAAGGGAGCGCGCCAAGCTATACTTGCATTGAGATCATTGCGAGATATGCTGTCGGGTAACGCAAAATCTGCAGTAGACGTTACTGTTAAATGGGATGGCGCTCCCGCCGTATTTGCCGGAGAAGATCCGTCAGATGGCCAATTCTTTGTAGCAAAAAAAGGTATCTTTAATGCTAATCCAAAGATTTATAAGTCTCATGCTGATATTGATGCTGATACAAGTGGAGATCTATCTAAAAAATTAAAAATGGCATACGATTATCTTAAGCCTTTAGGAATTAAAGGTGTTATACAAGGTGACTTTATGTTTGATAAGTCAGACCTTAAAAAGGAGAAGATAAATGGAATTAGTCATATTGTGTTTCATCCTAACACTATCGCTTATGCAGTACCTACTGGTAGTTCTCTCGCTAAGACGATTGGATCAGCTAAGATCGGAATTGTTTGGCATACTACATACTCTGGAGCAACGTTCGAAACGATGAAAGCTGAGTTTGGCAGAGAAATTGTTACTAAACTTAAACCATCTAAGGATGTGTGGATGCAAGATGCGACCCTTGATGATCTATCAGGTACAGCAACTTTAACAAAAAGCGAAACTGATGAGCTAAATAAAAAATTATCAGATGCAGGCAAATTATTTAGAAAAATATCTGTATCTACTCTTAAAGAGCTAGAATCAAATAAAGAATTAAATCTTGTTATTAATGTATATAACAATAGAAAAGTAAGAAATGGCCAAAGAATCACAGACACTAAGAAGCATGCAACTGGTCTTATTATGTTTGTCCAAGATCGATACCAAAAAGAAATTGACAAGAGAAGCAGTCAAGCTGGTAAAGATAAGCAAATTGCAAAAAGGGATCAATTACTTGCGTTTTTTGACAAATCTAATTTAAAAAACTTACAAAATGTGTTTGATTTGCAAAATTTAGTTGTAGATAGCAAATTAATTATTATAAATAAACTAAACAGTTTAAATAAAATTGGTACTTTTGTTAAAACTAAGTCCGGATTTAAAGTAACCAACCCTGAAGGTTTTGTTGCTATAGATCGTATGGAAGGTGGAGCTGTTAAACTTGTTGATAGACTAGAATTTTCTACTAACAACTTTAGCAAAGACATTATTAAAGGTTGGGATAATCCTAACTAATGGGAACCGAGGATAAATATGAAATCGTTTAAAGAATACGAAGCAGAACTATCTGAAGATAGTGGCGATTTTTCAGAAGCTATGTCACTTGCGCATAGAATGAAAATGAAAGCCAGCTTCAGAAAAAATAAAGCTAAAATTGCTCTAGGTAAAAAGAAAGCAGCAAGAAAATTAGCGTCTCCTGATAAACTTAAAAGTCGTGCGACAAGACAAGCTCGCGAAATTTTAATCAAAAAACTTCTTAAAAATAAAAAGAAAGGCGATTTATCATTTTCAGCAAGAGCTGGTATTGAGAAAAAGCTAGCAACTAAAAAAGGTGCTATTGCTAAAATCGCTAAAAAGCTATTACCTTCTGTTAAAAAGAAAGATCGTGCTAAATTAAAAAGCAAAGGTGGTGATAGCTAATTATGGAATTTAAAAGTTTTAGTGAATATTTAACTGAAGCTAAAGGCGAAGTATACTTCGTTTTTGGTAGGTTTAACCCTCCAACTTCAGGACATGAAAAGCTGTTTGATATGTTAAAAAAGACAGCTGGTGGTAGTCCATATAGAATATATGGATCAAAATCACAAGACCCCAAAAAGAATCCACTCGGATTTAAAGATAAAGTAAAATTCCTTAGAAAAATGTTCCCAAAACATGCACGTAGTATTATGGCTGATGCTGATGTAAGAAATGCATTAGACATTTGTGTTAAACTATATGACCAAGGTTTTACATCAGTAACAATGGTTGCTGGATCAGATAGATTAAAAGAATTTGACGTTCTTCTCAATAAATATAATGGCGTTGATTCTAGACACGGTTTTTATAATTTCGAAAATGGTATTAAAGTAGTTTCAGCTGGGGAAAGAGATCCTGATGCTGAAGGTGTTACTGGTATGTCAGCTTCTAAATTAAGAGCATTTGCATCTGACAATGATTTAGAAAATTTCTCAAAGGGAATGCCTAAAGCTTATAAGGATGCAAAAGCATTGTTTAATGCTATTAGAAAAGGTATGGGACTAAAAGAAACTCATATGCATAGAAAGCATGTTGAATTAGAACCAGTATCAGAAAAAAGAGAAAAGTTTATAGAAGGTAACCTTTATAAAGAAGGTGATGAAGTTGTACTTAAAGAAACCAATCAAGTTGGTATTATTAAAAGATGCGGTACAAACTTTTTGGTTGTTGAGTTTGGCGAATGGAAAAAAAGAGTTTGGTTAGATGATGTTGAACATTTAGAAGAGAAAAAATATACTGATATGACTTCTAAAGAAAGGTCTGCTTATAATAAACCAAGAAAAAATGCTCCAGAAAGCCAACATACAAAGAATTTTAGAAAACAGTTTGGAGATTCAGTAGAATTAAAAAGCTTTTCACAATCGCTAGAAGAGGCTGATGCAAAAGCAGCACTTAAAAAGAAAGCAGAAAAATCAGGTATGCCTTATGGTATACTAAAAAAGGTATTTGATAGAGGATACGCGGCCTGGAAAACAAGCCATAGACCTGGAACAAATCCAACTCAATGGGGATTAGCAAGAGTTAATTCATTTGCTACTAAATCAAAAGGTACATGGGGCGGGGCTGATAAAGACCTAGCTGCTAAAGTAAGGGGAAGTTAATGAAATCATTTAAAGATATGAGAGAAGCCAAGGCTCCGAAAATAAAAGAAGATTATGCTCAAGACTTAGATCTTGCTCAAAAGAATATGGCAAGACTTGCAAAGCAAGAAAGTGGTCAAAATAAGAAAGATTATATGGCTGTTGCAAGAGCTCTTAATCAAGGTAATCTTGGTGCAGTTAAGAAAGTAATCAAAGGTATTGATACCGATGAGATTAGAGCAGACATTTTAAATGTCCTTGTAGGTTATAATGATCTAATTGCTAAGATGTATCCTAAAGCAGTAGATGCTAAAGGTAGACTTAAAAGTGGTATGAGTGTAGGTAAAATGATTAAAGATGATGTCAACGAAGCCAAGGCTCCGAAAATAAAGGGTCTAAGCATTTATGGTTCAGAAATTAGTGGTTTAAAAAATAAAAAAGGTAAACTACATACAGTAAAGCCAGTGGCAGATAAAGGTAAACTAGCGTTTAAAGTAACAGATGAGTTTGGTTCATTTAAAACCATTGACATAAAAACATTTGCAAAGGAATTTGGTTAATGAAATCTTTTAAAGAACAGGCTAATTTAGACGAAGCACCATTGGTTATGCAAGACCTAGATATGGTAAAAACATTGTTTCATAAAATTGAAACTGACCTATCTAAAAATATTAGGTCTAAAAAGCCTGAAAAAAACTGGCCTATATTAAAGCAATTAGCTAATATCGCTGGTTACGGAATTACTAAAAAGGGGCAAGCTTCAGGCAAATCGTTTAGGTATGATTTGAAAAAATGATTACGTTTAAAGACTATATTACTGAAGGTGAGGGTAAATATAAAGGCGAAACATGGGAAGATGGTTATAAAAGACGAGTTGTAAAAACAACTGATCCTGAGCATAAAGACAAGGGATATAATTGGAGAATAAAGGGCAAAGAAAGAGACGAAATCTCAATTAAGCTTTACAAAAATAAACCAGATTTTGATGAATATAAAAAACAAATGAAAAGGGTTGCGGGACACGAATTCGGTGGATAGTTTTAAAGAACATAATAACATAATGGAAGGTGTAAATGATCCTTCTATTTTTAAAGCGGTTTTTCTAGCAGGTGGTCCTGGTAGTGGCAAATCTTTTATTGTTGGTAAAACTGCTTTGAAGTCTCTAGGGTTTAGATTAATTAATTCCGATGAGGGTTTCGAAAAAGGTTTAAAGAAAGCTGGATTAACAATGGATCCAGAAGATATATTTTCGGCTCAAGGCCAAGCAGTTAGAGCTAAATCCAAAGCTATAACTGGAAAAGTTATGACTAGATCTATTGAAGGTAGATTAGGATTAGTTATTGATGGTACTGGTAAAGACTATGCAAAAATCAAAAAGCAAGTAGATTTACTTAGAAAAATTGGTTATGCTGTTCACATGATTTTTGTAAACACTGATATAGAAACAGCGTTACAAAGAAATAGACAGAGACCAAGGTCATTGCCTGACGATGAAGTAACTAAAATGTGGAAAGATGTACAAAAGAATATTGGTAAGTTCCAAGCATTGTTTAGAAATAGAATTACTATTGTTGATAATTCTGAAGGATCAGACATAGAACAACAATCATTGGAAGCTTATAAAGATATAAAAACATGGGCAGCAAGACCACCTGAAAACTCAATTGCTGTCAAATGGATTAAAGGACAAAAGAAGTAATGCATAGTTTTTTAGAACATATAGAAGAAAGATTTGGTATCTATGAAGGTCAATATGTGCCTTTAGAACAACCAATGATTGAACTAGATGAAGCCGCAGAACCTGAATTAAATAAACCTAAAAGGTCGAGTGGCAAAAAGAAATATGTTGTTTACGTTAAAAACCCAAAAACAGGGAACGTAAAGAAGATAGAATTCGGCGATGAAAAGGGTGGTTTAACATCAAAGATTAATGACAGGGATGCAGCGAGGAATTTTGCTTCACGTCATAATTGCGATACAAAAACCGATAAAATGAAAGCAGGCTATTGGGCATGTCGCCTCCCGAAGTATGCTAAGGATTTGGGGTTAAAAGGTGGTGGAGATTATTTCTGGTAGGCCATATTGGGAAGATGGTATGGTAAGAACATTCGATCCGAATCAGCCCGACGCTGAGTTTGTATGGCATAGGGACGCTGAAGATCGAGAGATAGAGATTTTAGAGGGTGAAGGTTGGCAATTTCAATTGCAAGATTGTTTGCCTTGGCTTTTAAAAGAAGGTATGATATTTGATATTAAGAAATCAGAATATCACAGGTTAATCAAAGGCGTTACGCCATTAAAATGTAAGGTATATTTTAAATGACTGAGTCAGTAAAAGAACAAAGAGCCGCAACCGCTGCACGTCTTGATAGAATTGAGCAGAAGATTGATCAAATGTCTACTGCTATTATTTCTTTAGCTCGAGCTGAAGAAAAAATTGCTACTATGGCAGAATTTGGTAAACAACAAGGAGAGCAAATATTAACTCTTATAAATAGAGTTGATAGGCTTGAAATCATGGTGAGGGAAAACGCCCAAACCGTAAACGTAATTAATAAACTATTCTGGATAGTAATTGCTGGCGCAGCCACAGCTATCACAGGAATGCTTTTCATACAATAGGAGAACTAATATGAAACTAAAAGATGATGCAACCTTAAGCATTGCTGCCGCTGTTAGCGATGTACTTGAAGGTAAAAGTAAAAAGGAAGAAGCAAAATATCCGCATGATATGTTTCATCCTGAAACAGGCGAAAAAGAGGTAGCTAAGGACGAAGCTGAGCATAAAGCTCTTGCTAAAAAAGGTTATACTCACGAAAAACCAGAAGTCGAAGAAGCCGGTGAGCCTAAAGCTAAAGGCGAAAAAGAATTTAAAGGTAAACATACCGTTAAAAAATCTGGTGAAAAAGAAGACGGTTCTGTAGTCAAAGAAGACACATTTGAATTAGTTGATATGGATGATGATACAGCATCTAACGCGGTTAAATTAGCAAAAAAGGCTGGATTAAAAGCAGAAGTTAAAAAAACTAAAACTGGTATGGACGTTACAGTAAGTGGTGATAAGAAAAAAGTAGATAAATTTGTAAAATCATTACCTAATGAAGATGTTTCAGTAGTTAAGGAAGAAGTAACTATTTCAATTACCGAAGCTAAGCTTAAAGCTGGTAAAGGTAAAGCTAAGATCGACATTGATCATGAAGGCGATGACATAAAGGCTACTGAAAAGAAATTTAAAGTAAAATTTAAGAAAACTAAAGGTGGTTTTGATCTTTCTGGACAAAAGAAAGACATTTTAGCTTATTTGCAATCAAAAGAGTATGATATGGATGCAGAAGATATCGAAGACCTTTTCCCAGAACTAATGGAAGCTAAGTCTAAGTTTTCAAAAGCTTTATTGAAAAAAGCTACTGACACTGCATTAAAGATGGGTGGTAATATGACTGGAGCTGTAAAG